AGTAAGCTCATCATTAGCAGTAAGCTCATCATTAGCAGTAAGATCAACCCAATTAGAATTTACAAACATAGCAGGAACATTAACATCAGAAGTCTTCCTTAAAGGTACTGCAGTATTTGAAAGTGGTGTGGCAACAGTAACTGATTTTTCACCACAGTTAGAAGGTAAAACCCTTGGTACTGATTGTTTTGTATTAACAACATACATGGGTACATCAATAAATGGGAGTCCAATTGGAGTAACACTAAATGAGAGTGGGCATTTAGTATTTAATGAAAAAGGAGAGCAAAGTGAAGAATTCATGTTTATGGTATTTTTCACATAATAATAATTAAAAAGTTTTAAAAATGGTAAAAAAATTAACACAGGGAGAAATCGATAGTTTAACCAAGCTTCAAAAAAGCTATGCTGAACTAACAACAGTTGTAGGTAATGTTGAGATGCAGATATTAGCACTTGAGTTACGTAAAGATCAATTTAAGAATAGTTTATTAAACCTGCAAGAAGGTGAAATTAAATTAGGTAAAGAATTAGAAGATAAATATGGTGATGGCTCTATTTCTTTGGAAGCTGGTGAATTCACCCCAAATAAATAGTTTTTGAGGAAAAATTACATATTTATTATCAAAATAATAACAACTATATAAAATGGCAGAAACATTAATTTCCCCAGGAGTATTAGCAAGAGAGAATGATCAATCCCAAATAACTACCCAACCATTACAAGCAGGAGCTGCTTTAGTAGGTCCAACAGTGAAGGGGCAGGTAAATATTCCAAAACTAATTACTACCTACAGTGAATTCCAAGCTGATTTCGGAACAACTTTCGACAGTGGTTCGGATGAATTTACATTCTTTACCTCAATATCGGCTTATAATTACTTTCAAAATGGGGGTACTTCATTACTAGTAACAAGAGTTGCTTCCGGTAGTTTCACCCCAGCTTCTTCTTCTACAATGTATAATGATGTAGAAAGCGGTGCTATAATTGCAGGAACTAGTTTATTAGGTTCATTTGCAAGTGGTGGACAAGGTGGAACAGCCGGAACATATTCAGATGTGGTATCAACTACTTCTGGTACAGGTACAGGTTTAAGTTTAGATGTAGTTACAAGTATAGATAATGGTAAACTATTAGCTACAGCTGATGCATTATTAGCAAGTGTTACAATTCAAATATCAGGTGGGGCTGCAGCAACTTATCCAGGTGTCGCTCTCTCAGGAGGAACTGAAGGAACAGGTGCTGTTGGTACTATTATATTATCAGATTCAACAACAATATCATCAATAACAGTTACAACCACAGGCTCAGGGTTTGTTGCTACTGAAACTATCACAATCCCCTCATCATCTTTAGGTGCATCAGGTTCAGGTGGTACGGATGCAGTATTTACCTTAGTAGCCGGTGATTTATTTGTAGAACCTACATCAATATCAGCTCAAGATGTAGGTGCAGGGTATGCTGTAGGTGATACAGTAACAATAGACTCAACCTTAATTGGAACACCAGCAGCTGATTTAGTATTAACATTAGTAGATGCTGATATAGTAGATGCAAATGCTTTTACATTAGAAACAATTGGTCAAGGTATCATTATGAATAATGATGGTGCTTTAAATTCACAAGGTGCCTTAACTAATGGAACTTCTGATAACATTAGATGGCAAATCACTAACCCATCAACGGGGTCAGGTACATTTAGTATAATTGTAAGACGAGGTAATGATACCACAAGAGCAAATTCAGTTCTAGAATCATTTAATAATGTATCGTTAGACCCAAAATCATCTAATTACATATCTAGAATAATTGGCGATCAAACCAAAGTAGTAAGAGGAGAAGGAACATCAGATGTTTATTTACAAACATCAGGATCCTATCCAAACGCCTCAAGATATATAAGAGTAAGTAATGTAGCCTACAAAACACCAGATTATTTCGACAATAGTGGAACTCCAAAATCACAGTATACAGCATATATACCAGTAGCAGCTTCAGGTACATTTGGGGGTGCATCCGGAACAATTTTAACTGGAACTGGAAAATATTATAACCAAATTAATAGTACAGATACTCAAGGGTTAAAAGGTGATAATTATACAACTGCTTTTAATTTATTAGCAAATAAAGATGATTACAAGTATAATTTAATATCTGCACCTGGTTTATACCAATCAGATTATAGTTCAGTATTAAATACTTTAACATCAAATACCGAAAATAGAGGTGACAACATTGTAATTTTAGATCTTGAAGCCTATAATTCTTCAATAACAGCAGTTACACAAACCGCAGCTAGTAAAGACACTTCATATGCCGCTTCATATTGGCCATGGTGTATGGTAACAGACCCCGATTCAGGTCAAAATGTTTGGGTCCCAGCTGGAACACTAATGCCAGGAGTTTATGCTTCAAATGATAGAACAGCAGAAGCATGGTTTGCACCTGCCGGTATTAATAGAGGTGGTTTAGGTAATGTAATCCAAGCAGAAAGAAAATTAACTCAAAATAATAGAGATACATTATATCAAGGTAAAGTTAACCCAATCGCAACATTCCCCGGAAGAGGAGTTGTAGTATTTGGTCAGAAAACATTACAAACTACAGCATCAGCTTTAGATAGAATAAATGTTAGAAGATTATTAATTTCACTTAAAAATTATATCTCACAAGTAGCAGATAATTTAGTATTTGAACAAAATTCATCAGCAACTAGAAATATATTCTTAACTCAAGTAAACCCATATTTGGAATCAGTACAACAAAGACAGGGTTTATACGCATTTAAAGTCGTTATGAACGAGTCAAACAATGGTCCCGACATAGTTGATAGAAATGAATTAAGAGGCGCTATATACGTTCAACCAACAAAAACAGCAGAATTTATTTACCTAGATTTCAATATACTCCCAACAGGAGCTGAATTCCCTGCATAAAAATAAATTTTAACAATAATTGGAAATGAGGTGCGTTTAGCACCTCTTTTTCGTATGTATAACTGACCCAAACGACATGATATGAAAAAATGCTCTAAATGTAACCAAGATAAGGAATATTCAAATTTCTATAAAAAATCATCTTCAAAAGATGGTTGTTCACATATATGCAAGGGGTGTAGAATAGAATATAACAACAATTCCAAAGATTTAACCCAACGTTACTATAAAGAAAATAAGGAAAAGTATCAAGAAAGTAGTAAAAAATACTATAAAACCAACACAGAAAAAGTCAAAAACAATAGCACAAAATGGCAAAAACACAACCATGAAGAATATAAACTAATACAAAAAAAATGGCATAAAAATAACAGGGAATACCATAAAGTTTGGAGAAAAGATAAATGGGATAATGACCCTAACTATAAATTAAGGATTTTATTAGGAAATAGATTAAATGAAGTCCTAAAGAAAAATAAAACATATAAAAGTAGTAACATTATTGCTCTTCTAGACTGTTCTTTAGGTGAATTAAAATCCCATCTCCAACAACTATTCAAAAAGGAAATGTCTTGGATCAACCATGGAATTATATGGGAAATAGACCACATCATACCCTGTGCTAATTTTAATTTGTCACTCGTTGAAGGACAAAAAAAATGTTTCCATTTTTCTAACCTCCAACCCTTATTTAAAACCACCAAAATATCCAAAAGTTTTGGTTATGATAGTGAAATAGGAAATAGAAATAAGTCTGATAAATTTATGTGATTTAACCCCCCCATCATATATGTATACACGATAACAAAATTAAAATAAAATAAAATATAAAATTATGGCTGTACTAGACCCCAATGAGATCTTTTTTACCGCGTTTGAACCAAAGCAAGCAAATAGGTTCATAATGTATGTAGACGGGATTCCATCCTATATTATAAAGGGTATTAGTGGACTAGGTTTCGCACAAGATGAAATCACACTTAACCACATTAACACGTACCGTAAAGTAAAGGGTAAGTTAAGATGGAACGATATTACAATGCAACTATTTGATCCAATTACACCCTCAGGAGCTCAAGCAACTATGGAGTGGGTAAGATTACACCATGAGTCAGTAACCGGTAGAGATGGTTATAGTGATTTCTATAAGAAAGATTTAACTATAGACGTATTAGGTCCTGTAGGTGATGTTGTTTCTGAATGGATTATTAAAGGAGCATTTATTAAAGATGCATCGTTTGGTGATATGAATTGGGACACTGATGGTGAAGCAATGAATATTGACATGACTATTGGAATGGATTATTGTGTTTTGAATTTTTGATATAAAACAAATATTTTTAAATTGAGCTTGGCTAAAACAGTCAAGCTCTTTCTATTCTCATATATAGTAGAAAATAGAAAGTAAGAAACAACTTGGCTTGTGCAATACTTTTTCTTATATTATATATGTATACATGAATAATAAAGTTATAATTAAATAAAATTTATATGGAAGAATTTACCCGCCCCACTGAAAACGTAGAATTACCCTCAAAAGGTTTACTGTATCCTGAAGAAAACCCATTATCTTTGGGCATAGTCGAAATTAAATATATGACAGCCAAAGAAGAAGATATTTTGACAAACCAATCCTACATTAAAAAAGGTATTGTATTAGATAAACTCTTACAATCACTTATAGTTGATAAAAAAATTAATTATGATGATATAGTTGTAGGGGACAAAAATGCACTACTAATAGCAGCACGTATTTTAGGTTATGGTTCAAACTATGAATTTGAGTATAATGGTGAAAAAGAATCTGTAGATTTATCTATATTAGAAAACACACAATTCGATGAGGCTTTAATTACAAAAGGTATCAATGAATTCGAATACCAACTCCCAAAAACAAAAGCTAATATATCCTTTAAAATTTTAAATGGGAGAGATGAAAAAGCTATTGAAAGAGAATTACAGGGGCTTAAAAAAATAAACAAGGAAGCGAATCCTGAAATGTCAACACGATTAAAATATATTATAACATCTATTGAAGGAGATCCTGATAAAAAATCAATTAGGGAGTTTGTAGACAATTATCTACTAGCCCAAGATTCCCGAGCACTAAGAAACTATATTAAATTAGTTCAACCAGATGTTGATCTAACTTTTTTTCCCGAGGGAAGTAGTGATGACGCAATCATCCCCATTGGACTTAACTTTTTTTGGCCTGACGCTAGATAACTCACCGGGGGCAAGATTAAATTTATTTAATTCAATACATGAAATTGTATTTAATAGTAAGGGGGGGTATGGTTGGGAAACTGTTTATAATATGCCTATATGGTTACGTAAATTCACTTTCAACAAACTTAAAAGCCATTATGATGAAGTTGAAGAAGGTAGAAAAAAATCCAATAGAGAAAGGGACACACAGATTGATTTAAATAATCCAACCAACCCCACCCAACCATCAAAAAGTATATCCCCCCCTACTTATATCTCAAAAAGAACAAAAAAATAGGTTTTTCTAATATTTATAATAAAACAAAGTTAGAATGACCGATAACAATTTAGATCCCAAAAAATATCAACAGGTAGTTGAACTCCTTAAAGAGATAAGAAGAGGTTATGAATCTTTAGGCCAGGCAAACCCTTTTACAGGCCAAACAGCCCGTGAGTTTATTGCAACTATGGGGGATGCTGATGATGCCATTATTAAATTAGTTGATGGTGTAGATGATTTAGACAAGAAATTAGATAATGTTGGAAAAAATGCAAAGGGTTACTTTGAAACTTTAATAGGTTTAAATGGTGCAATAAAAAAGCAAAATGAAAGTCTTAACATTACTAAAAAAGCAACTAGCCAAATTCAAGGAATTGCTGAAAAGTTAAAAGACGACCAGGAAGGTATTAACAGACTAAATGCTAAAGAACTTAGCCAACTCCAACAAAAATACAAATCCCAACTTTCTAACTTTCAAATAGCTAACAAAGAAATACTTTTAGGGAAAGATGGTGAAAGATTAAATGAAGCTAATCTAAAAAAACGTTTAGCATCATTATTAGTAGCAGAAAAGATTACTGAGGGTCATGCTGATATGATAATGGAGATGCAAGCTGAATCTTCAGTTTTAACTGACATAAACCAAAAATTAGCAGATAGAACAGCAAAAGAAGAAAAGATTGCCGGGTATAATGAATTAACTAATAAAGCACTAGACTCAGCTGGTGGGTTAATGAAAAGTATAGGATTTGGTAAATATGCTGATATGTTTAAGGACATAGGTAAAGAAGCTAATGAATTAACTGAAGAACTTTACGACCAACAACAAGCAGCTAATGATTTTAATATAGAATTAAAAAAGGCCCAGAAAAACGGTGAAAGAACAGGTGAAGAGCTTAAAGATTTAGGTAAACTAGGTTTAGAGGATGCCGACATTGAGGCAAAAGTTTTAGGAGATACACTTGTAAAGGGAGCTACAAAGTTTAAGAAGGAAATGTTAGCTGCTTTAGATGTAGCTATATTTAAAGGATTTAAAGATGGAATAAAAGCCTTTGGAGCAGCAAGAGAAGATCTAGCAAAAACTTTTGGGTTAGGAAGAAGTGATGCTAATGGTTTAAAAGAACAAATGAATTTTATGGCTAACTCAGCAGGTGAAGCTGATAGTAATTTAGGCCATTTACATTTTACTATAGCGGATGCTGTTAAGGGTATACAAGAATTTAATGCTGAAATAGGAGGTGCTGTAAAATTAACCCAAGATGAATTAAAAACATTTTCATTATTATCTAATGAATTTGGGTTAACCACTAAACAAGCAGCTCAATTTATAAAATTAGCAAAGTCAAGAGGTGAAAGTTCTGAAGATCTTACAGCATCCTTAAGAGGACAAGTAGCAATACTAGCAGAACAGGAAGGAGTAGCAGTAAACCAACAACAAGTATTTTCTGATATTGGTAATATTAGTGCAGCTAATAGAATGTCAATGGAAGGTCAAGGCAAATCATTAGCTAATGCAGCTTTCTACTCTGCTAGGTTAGGAATGAGTCAATCTCAACTTGAAAAAACATCTTCTTCATTACTAGATTTTGAAAGCTCTATAGGAGCTGAAATGGAAGCTGAATTGTTGACTGGTAAACAGTTGAATTTACAGGATGCTAGGAAAGCAGCATTAATGGGTAACCAAGAGGATTTGGCAAAGGCTATATCAAGAGAAATAGGAACATCAGCTGATTTTCAGGAGTATAATGTCTTGCAACAACAATCATTAGCTAAAGCATTTGGAATGTCAAGAGATGAATTAGCTGAAATGTTAGAAACTCAAAAACTTTTAGGTAATGGGGCAAAATCACTAGATGATGCTTCTAAAGAGTATAATAAAGCTATGGAAGATGGGGTAATAACAGCGGATGAACAAAGAAAAATTGGAACTGAGCAATTAACAAATCAATTACATGCTGAAGCTGCTGCTAAAAGATTTGCGGATGCTATGACAAAGCTAAAGGATCAATTAACTCCTATAATTGATAAATTTGCATCACTATTAGATTATTTAATGGATGGGGTTGAAACCGTAATGAGTTTTAAAGGAGTATTAACAGGAATTGGGAAAATAATGCTGGGTATTGCTGGAATAAGGATGTTTGGTAGATTATCTATGATTTTAAAATCATTAGGAAAAATTCCTAAATTATTAAGTAAAATAAAAGGCTTAACTGCTGGAGGTTTTGGGGGTATATTTGGTGGAGCTGCTAAACCTGGTGGTGGCGCACCAACCTCAGGTGGTGGCGGCGCACCAACCTCAGGTGGTGGCGGTGGAAGTTTAGCAAAACCTTCTACTTCAGCTGGTGGATCATTAGGTGGTATGAAACCTCCAACACCTAGTGGAGGTGGAGGTGGAGGATTATTTAGTAGTATCTCTAAAAAAATAGCTGATATGAATCCTATGAAGGGAATACAGAAATTCTTTAAAGCAAACTCAGGTTCATTTGTAAAGAAAATGTTTGGTAAAATACCAATATTAGGAGCTGCTTTAGAAGGAATATTTGCTGCTACTGATATTAGTAGTATGATAGCTGGTGGGGTTCCAAAAGAAGAACTTAATAAAGCTGTTGGTAAAAGATCAATACAAGCTTTAACATCAATTGGTGGAGCAGCTGTAGGAGCAGCCGCTGGATCTTTTATACCAATACCATTTGTAGGTACTTTATTAGGAGGTTTAGCAGGGGATGCAGTAGGTAGATGGATTGGGGGAGCAATAGCAGATAATGCACCTAATGCAGCTGAAACTGTTGGTAAAGCTTTAGTACCTGATGATGTAGCAGAAGATTTTATATCAAGACCAGGACAACCTATTCAAAAGTTTAGAGCTGATGATATCATAATGGGGGGTACTAAGCTTACAGGTGGTGGGGATGATAATTCTCAAGTAACTAATATTACAGGTGGGGGTGATAATTCTCAAGTAATAACTTTATTAAAAGAATTAATAACAGCTGTTAAAAGTGGAGGTGATGTCTACATTGATGGAGCTAAAGCAGGTAGAGCAATGGTAATGGCGACTTCTAGATTAGGCTAATATTTATAATAAAACAAATTTAAATTTAAAAATTATGGCAAGTTCAATTGAAAATGATTTTAACACCCGTGGTTCAATATACGGTGTTCCTGTTTCACCCTCTAGTGGTTTTACTCCTGACAGCGTTAGTATCGTAGGTAACTCATTGTTACATAACCAATACTCAAATATAGGTAACCCAAACACAAGCACACCAGCCTACACTAATTTTAATGCCGGTACTATAGGGTATAAGACACCACCAACTTCACAGTTAGGTAAACAAACACAAGCATACCAGGACCCCACAAACAGATACCAGAATAACCTACCAGCAGGGTCATCACTTTAAAAAAGTAATATGCCTTTAATAACCTCAACAACTCAACTTAATAAGTGGAAGTTTGGGATGGGTCCTTGGAATGATCAACGAGGGGGTGGTAATAGTAATCAACCCTACATCGTTCGTGATATTCCAGGTGTTCAACAAGATAATCCAAACCAAACTTTTGAATCCATGATGGATTCAGATCTTCCTCTAAGATCAGGCCCTGATTTTTTAATAAGGGATGGGTTCTTAGCACCTGTAAAAGCTATAAAGGATGTAAGTAGGTTAACACAGATGTTTTTTGATTTAAAATCCCCCCAAGGACTTTTATTCATAGCTAAGCAAAATGTCTTATCACGTACTGCTAATAAAACTCAAACCTCTACTGGTATAGGATATGCAGGTCCTTCGGATCTTTATTTGGAAAATACAGAAACAGGAGTTGTCATGGGCGGTGGTGGTTTAGTTAATGCAGGTATTTATACCCCACTTTCAACATTAGGTCAAGCTTTAGGAGGTTTTGCAGGTTTACATTTAAACCAACTAGGCTTAGACCCAACATCCCCAATGAGTGGGGTTCTTGAAGGGGGACTATTCCCTGGAGCAGGTTTAACAACGTATGATGGTGTAGTAGGTTTAGAAAATAAAAATAATGATTCTTCCCCTAACAGATTAGTTAATTTAAAATATTTTATTGATGAAGATGGCACTTCACCTAAAGTAAATTTATTATCCTACTCAGGGGGTCCTGGTTCAATATTAGGTATAGGTAAAACTCACATAAAATTCTCAGACCAAAGGACGGGGGCTGCCAATATTAATGGTATGGGGATAATATCAAAAACCTACCAATCCGGGATATCGAATCGTTCTTATACATCTACAATTACAGGTTCTTTTAATTATGACTATAGGGGTAGAGGGATAGATAACGCAACTTCAAAATATGTATTTTTAAATGCAGGGGTCAATGAAGATACATTATTTAACAATGCTATAGGGGCCGAAGCTATAAGTATAGGGTTGATAGGTCCTACCCAAAACTTTAAAACATCAGTCACTTCCATAGAAACTTCAGATGATGGGTTTATTTCTATTCAGACCAACCCTGAGGTATTATATAAAAACAACTCTCTTACCTATGATTCTGACCAAATAGTTACTAAAGAAAATGTAGTTGAGGGAGGTTCAACAGGTTTATACCCTACGGATTTTAGAGGAGAATTATATGAATCTAGCCCAACCCCAATATTACCATCAGAGAACCCAAAATCAACCGTACTATCTTTATCCCCTTCATATAGAGATAAAAATCTAGATGTAAGATTAAATCAGGGTCAACCTGGAGTTCAAGGTGGGGGGTTAATAGGAGATACAAGTAAAAATGTTTGGAATTATGGTATAGAAGCTAAGGAATTAGAAGCATTAGATAAAATTACAGCCATGCCTATGTATAGTGGTGTTGGTCCTGATACAAGCCAACCTATTAATGATTTGGTCAAATTTAGAATAGCAGCAATCAATAACGACACAGCCACATCAAACCCAGGCCAAGCCGTTTACATGCATTTTAGAGCATTTTTGGATGACTTTAGTGATTCATATACATCAACTTGGAATCCTGTAAATTATGCAGGTAGAGGTGAGGCACTTCATAGTTATGGAGGGTTTGGGAGAACAATTTCATTAGGATTTACGGTAGCAGCTCAATCTAAAGCAGAATTAATCCCAATGTATAAAAAGTTAAATTACTTAGCATCTACCCTTGCACCTGATTATACAGATGCGGGGTTTATGAGGGGGAATTTAGTAAGATTGACAGTAGGGGGATATTTATATGAACAGCCTGGCTTCATCTCATCTCTAACATATACTATACCTCAAGAAACAACATGGGAGATAGCATTAGGTTCTGAAGGTGGTTCTGATTCAAGTGTTAAAGAACTCCCACATATGATTAAGGTAAGCGGGTTTACGTTTACTCCTATTCATACATTCCTCCCACAAAAAGGAAATAATGCAAATAACCCAAAAGAAAGATTTATAGCATTAAGTAATGGTGTTAGTAATTATAATGACACCTACCATAGATACCAACCCACATCCCAAGGTGGGAATGGGGATAATAATATAACAACATAATGAATCGTTACTCTCAAATAAAAACACAAATAAATACAAATGAGTTTGTGGGAAATTTAGGTACAAGATATTATACTACAATATCATATCCTGAAATCCCACAAGATGAAAATGATATTTGGGTTGAAACAGTATTCGGAGACAGATTGGATTTATTAGCCAATCAGTTTTATAATGATGTTTCCTTATATTGGATAATTGCAACGGCTAACCCCAATCAAGTTAATATGGGTTCTGTATATTTGCCACCTGGAACTCAAATAAGAATCCCCACAAACATAGTATCAATTGTGGATAGTTACAACATATTAAATAATTAATGTTATGTCAAATTTTTTATCATCCCCTTTTAACCCCTGGGTAAAAAAACAAATAGATGCAAGGCAAAAATCACTAGGAAAGTATTCAAATATACCTGAACAGGATCTTTTATACTATAATACAAAAACCCCCTTTTTAAGACTAGCAAGTTCAGTTAATCTAACAAAAGGACTGGGCCCAATTTTTATGGAAGACTCAGTCTTAAAAAAATTAGTAGATATATCAGGTATACCCGAATCCGAAATATCAGGAAATCAATTAGCTAAGAAGTTAATACTTCAAGGGGGTGTAGTAGCTGATATAGGTGATTCTAAAACATCTGGGTTAAAATTTGGTTTAAATAATGGTAAAGATTTATTTAATGGAGCTTATGGTTGGGGTGGTACATCCGAAAGGGGATATGTCCCAATGCCTGGAATAACTAGTGCCACTGTAATATACCAAAATAACGGAGCCTTAAGTAAAACCACGGTAAATATAAAATGTTTTTCTAAAGCACAATTTGAACTAATTGATGTTCTTTACTTAAGACCGGGTTATTCATTATTGTTGGAATTTGGATGGAGTCAATATCTTGATTCTGAAGATAACGGGAAGTTAAAAACCTTTGATAACTTCTACACCAAACCCCTATCAGCTATTCTTAATGGAGGTGTTGGTGAAGCTATAAACCAGTTTAAGATGTTTGATCTTATAAAAACAGCAAGAAAGGATTATAGGGGAAATTATGAAGGGGTTTTTGGTAAAATTAGTAATTTTAACTGGAGTTTTAACACTGATGGAAGTTATGATATTGTTATTACAATTACAGGTTTTGGGGATGTTGTAGAGTCTTTAAAAATTAATTTAACTTCCCCATACCCCAACATAAAAAATAAACCAACAAAGGATTGGTTATTAAATGAAACATCCAAAACAACTTCCCCCCCATTAATAGCAAATGCTAAAAATAATTTAATAAATGAGTTTTTATTCTCAGTGTACCAGGACGCAAAGAAATCAAAGGCAATAACATCAGATCCCTGGTCATCTACTTTTTCAGATCTTACAATTCCTAAGATGGTGATAGTTAGCGATGTGGGAGATATTGTAATTAAAGAAAACTTCAAATTTACTAAGGCTGTGATGTCATCTTATGGGACAACAGGAGACACAGACCCCGAAATTACCCCCCAAGTTTATATTAAATATGGGGCTTTTTTAGGGTTTATTCAATCACGACTTTTACTATATAGTAAAAACAATTCCCCCATTGTGTCTTTTAATATAAATTTTAATAATTTAGATAAAGACGAAAATGTAATATTAAAAGTAGGAGGACAATTCTCAGCAGATCCTAGAATTTGTTTAATACCCTATGAAAATGTCAACTTAGGACCTGAACTTAATTTGCCTAAAACAAATATAAATGATTCCCTTGCAGCAAATACAGCATGGAATTATAGCACTTATTTAGGTAGATTATCAAATATAATGGTAAATGTTAACTACATAACTGAAGTAATAAATAAATCTCCAAAGTCTGACTCTGGTAATATAAGCCTTCTTGATTTTTTAAAAACATTAAACCGAGGTATAATATCTTCTTTAGGTGGTATTAATAAATTTGAAATAAAAGTATCAGACGATAATAATAAAATTATATTTATTGAAGACATCCCCCAAAGGAGAGATGAAGCACCACCTGAACCAAATGAATCATATGCTAGGTTTAATGTTTTTGGGGTTAAACCTGGAATTGAGGGTAGCTTTGTTAGGAATATATCCTTAAATTCAGATTTATCGAGTGATGCCGCTACTATGATTATAAATGGTGCTCAACTACAATCAAATAATGCTACAATCAATTCAACTCCTTTTGGAAAATATAATGCGGGTTTAATAGATAGAATAATTGAGGAAAAAGTAAATGCGGATCAACCACCCTCTAGTAGTGAGGAGGGAGATAAAGAAACAATTACTTCTAATTTTAATACTAATATTAACTCAGAAGAAAACAGTTTATTTAAGGCTATTTATGTTGAGGGTAAATTACTTCAAGAAAACATAGATACATTAACTTCCCTAAACTTCACCCATGCTAGTCTAATTACCGGAGAATTAACTATTCAGAAGCAATTACAATCACCTTTTTTCATTCCATTTAATTTATCTTTAGAAATGGATGGTTTATCAGGAATGAGGTTATATGAAAAATTCTTAATAACTGATAATGTCCTCCCACCATCTTACAATAATGATAAAATAGACCTACAACTAACAGCTGTAAACCATACAGTTGACCCAAGTGCTTGGACAACAAATATATCTACCATGTCAGTCCCCGCAGAAACATTATCTCCAGTATCAAGACCACAAGAATTAAAAAGTAAAGTAACAGGTCAGGTTTCATCAGGAGCCCCAAGTGCTGTCCCACCAACATCTTTAATTGAACCCCCCGCATCTTTAGACCCAACATCACGAAAAAGATTTGATGCAATGCAGAGTAGTTATAATGGAGTATTTAATAGAGATGGTGAAGTTAGTGGTATGTGTGCTAGATGGACTGTAAATATGGCTGCAGCTTATATGGAGTTCCTAAGAGGTAAACCATTACCATCAATCCAAATATCCGCAGGAGGCAATGCTAATAATAACACCCAATATTATAATAATTTAACAAAATTAGGATATAAAAAAACTATTTCTACGGGCATCACAAAAGCAGAAGTTATTAGGATGTTAAACACCCCAAATAATCCTTGGGGTTATGGTGATGTTGTAGCTTATTATGCAAATGTTGGATCTGGTTCTCATAGACAATATGGTCATACTCAAATCTATGTGGGGGAAATTAATAATTCAAAATGGTCAACATCAACTAAAACAAACTATAATACCTCTTTCCCATATACCAACCGAAATAGTAATAATTGGAATTTATTAATATTTAGAGCCCCATCATCATAAGATATGTACATACCAAAAAGTAGAATACTAACAAATCAATATACAAGTGATAACAAACTACGGTTAATCACCACGGGAGAATATTATACAGGTTATTATTATAAAACGTATGATGGTAAATTTTACACAGGTAAAACCCAAAACAACCCACCAAATATTGAATTACTTGAAGTTGTAGATACAGCAACATCCTACAACCCCAACCTCCCACAAAACCGAATAGCCTATTTAGACGCCCCAACAATATTTGATGATATAAACACACCGGGGTATAGTGAAGAAATGGTAGTGGATTATTCAAGATTACAAAACATCGATTTATTGGGATCTACAAGGAAATTTACCCCAACCCAATTCTATCCAAACCCAACACCCGAAAATTATGTTTTAGGTTCATTTACTAGGTATTTTTGTGTAAAGATAAATCAACCCCTCTATTTAGAATTAAATAAAGAAACATATACTTCCTTAAAAGACCAAGATATTAAA